ACCGCGCTGCGTCTGGCCGACGATGAACGCCTGACCGGAGTCGACGACCACACCCGGGGGCGGGGAGGCGATCGCCTGAGTGGAAACGGTTACCCGTGCTGACATGGGACAGCCCTTCTATCGGGGGGATGGGGTGGTGATGGGTTAAGGCTTCGGCGGCCACTCGGTGCCGCCGTCGTAGACGGTGGACTCGTCGTCGTACACGACGTCCCCGACGTACTCGGCGTTGGTGTACAACGTGCCGTCAGCGTCAGTCACCGACAGGTGAACCTCAGCGGAGTCGGCGGTGCCGTACGTGGCAAGGTCAGGGATCGTCTCTGTAGATCGGACTCGGATGTTCAGTCGGCCAAGCGCGGCCGGGCGGCCCTTCACATCGGCCACCACAGCGTCAGTCTCGCCGGAGATGTCCGACAGCACCCGCACACCGTCAGCAGCCGCAGGGACAGCCTTCAGCAGGTTACGCACCGCCTGCAACAGACGGTCACGGCCGGACACAGCAGACTCGATGTCGTTGCCGGCCGACTTCACGCCGACAGTCACAACCATCGAGTAGACGCTCATGTACTCACCGGGCGGGCACCGGTGACCGTGTCCTCGTCGACACTGCGCAACGCTGTCACAGCCACACACGGCCAATGCTCGTCACCCTCAGGCAGGATCTCGAACGATCCCACCAGCGCCGGGTCGGCAGGCCACGCGTCGACCTTCTCCAGATCCAGCCAGTCACCCACGTTGTCGGTGATGTGGTCGACCAGGGCCGCCTTCACACTCTCGTAGCTCACGGCCGACCCATCATGTATTCGGAGAACATCTCCAAGATCCGGCGGCGCTCAGCAGCCGTCCACGACGGCACCGCGTCACGACGAGGCCGAGACCCCGACTTCACCGCATGCATCGCACCGATCGACTTGCGGCCACGACCCGAAACGCTGCCGGAGCCCTTCGGGATGCCGAACTTCGCCGAATCCGTCGTCGTCTTCACCGGGGTGTACTTGTACGTCAGATCCCGCAGCTCGCCGGTGTCCACCAGCGGCACGTTCTTGTTGCGACGCTTACGCTTCACCGACCGGGGGCTCAGCGGCGCCAACTTGCCAGACGAGAACACAGCCTTCTGGCGGTCCCGCCACAACTCGGCGATCTCACCCTCGAACAGAGGCCGCAGATCCTGCGCACGCTCAGCCATCTCACGCAAACCACGGGTGAGTTCGTCAGCGCCAGTCACCTGGGTTTCGACGTCCATCAGGCGAACCCGGGTGCGTACTTGTGCTGCAACCCCTGCAGCGCGATCCGGTCCGCCGGGGCCATGTGCGCGGCCAGCATCGACGGTGCCGCAGTCCACGACATCCCCTCGACGCCGGCGTACGAGGCGCGGTCCTGCGGGTTCGTGAACCACTGCGCGGCCACACGGGCGCCCACCGCAGTGCAAACCGCGATGTCGCCGGCCGTCACGTCGTCCTGGGCCTCAATGTCGAACCCCAAGTAGTGGTCGATCAGCGCGACAGCCGCGGCCACGGCCGCCTCGGCAGACGTTTCATCCGCCGCGCCGAGGCTGCGGCCAAGGTGCGCCTCGAGGTCGGACACCGCCAGATAGGCCATCAGTCCTCCTTCGGTGGTTGCTGCGCCCAGAACATGTCCTCGGTCAGCAGGTTCGACTTGTGATGTCCGACGCGGACGCCGGTGTGAACGTAGAGGGGGTAGCCGAGAGCGGCCACCCGAAGGCAGAACGTCAGATCCTCACCGACCGGCTTGTCGCCGTTCTGCGTCTCCTGAAAGAACGGGAACGCCTCGTTGAAGTTCTTCTCGGCCATCTGCTGCAACACCTTGCGGTGGATCAGCAGGAACGCCGCACCCGTCGCCGCGCACTGCACCAGCGCGTCGCGCTCGTACTCGCGGATACGCATCGTCGTCAGTTGGCCGTCGATCTGCGCGAACTGGTAGATCGTCGGGAACAGCTCGCCCATGCTCATCCCGAAGCACAGACCGCCGACCACCGGCCGCTCATTCGGGTCGGCGGCATCGAGCAGCACGTCGACCGCCGGCGGCGACCACTGCATGTCAGAGTCGATCCACAGCAGCCAGTCGGCGTCGTTGCGTTCCAGAAACCGCTTCGTCACCGAGTTGCGCGCCTCGGACACGTTCGCGCTCGACCACTCCTGATAGACGTTCGCGATCCGGCGCGGACGGTTGCCCATCGCCTCCTGCGCGAAGTCGTAGAACACCGTCGCCAGCAGCGACTCGGTGAAGTACGACGACACCTGGCCGGGATGGATGTACGCCAACGCGACGGTCTTGCGTGCCGCCTCGCGGGCACGGCGGGCCTGACCCATGATTGTCCTCTCGGTTGCCCTCTCGGTGGCAGGTGGTGAGGGGTGGTGGCCCCGGCGCAGAGAGGTTGCACCGGGGCCACCGTGGCGGTTGCTTAGACCGCCAGTCCGTCAGGCCTTCAGCAGACGGAAGGCGTTCACGTCGGAGACGTCACCGCCGACCCGCTTGTAGGCGACCAGCCCGCGCTGTCCGGTCGGGATACCCGAGCCGTCCACCACGTTCGGGATGAACTCGACGTTCACACCGAGCCGGTCGTAGACGATGTACTGGGAGAAGTCACCCAGCACGGCGAGGATGTTGCCCGACGTGGTGGCGGACACCATCGTCGAGGAACGCTTCACCGGCAGGTCGAGCAGCGTGTTGCCGTTGGTCATCTCGATCGCCTTCACGGCGCCGGTGCCGACCATCTGCTGCTCGATCGTGCGGTAGGTGGCCTTGTTCATCACCCAGGTGCTGCTGTCCTCGTAGCGGACGGGCAGCGCGTTGACCAGCGCCAGCGTGTCGGCGATCGACGCGCTGGAGAAGGTGCCACGGGTGGTGCAGGTCACCAGCGAACCGGCAGTGCCGGACACCGCGGTGATGACGCCCTTCGGGGCGTTGGAACCGCTGCCGGTGACGAACGCCGCCGACTCCGCGTAGTCGATGCTCTCGGCGATCAGGCCGGGGAGCTGCGCCTGGAGGTTCGAGTCTTGGAAGATCTCGAACGACGCGGTGACGTATGCGGTCAGCATCGCTGCGTCCACCGTCACGCCGCCGGTGGTGGGGCTGCCGTCGGTGAATGCCGACCCTTCAGCCTTCCACGCGGTGGTCACGTTGGACACGGTCACGCCGTTCCACTTGTCCTGCGTGCCGGTCACAACCCGAGCGATCATGCGGATCGGGTTCTTCGTGGCGTCGCCGGTGTGGATCAGCGTCGGGTCCAGCAGGAACGGCAGCGCGTAGCCACCGTTGGCGCTGGTCAGCGACAAGCTGGCACGAACCGCAGCGGCCTCCTCGGCGGAGTACACAGGGGCGCCACCGCTGGCGAGGTAGGTGCGGAACGCCGACATGTACGCGGGCGACCCGTAGGCGAGCGCCATACGCGCAGCACCGGGGATGCTCTCGATCATGCGGGTGGCGTTCTCGCGGTGCTCGTCGCGGACGTGGAACGGGCCACGGTAGGAGGTCTCCTCCACCGCGGTCAGCGCACGCGCCTGCAAGTCCTCGTCGGAGGCGTGGCGCACCTGGTCGAGGTTGTCGAACGGGCTGACCCGGCTCGACACCTGAAGGCTGCCCCACTTGGCGCGGGACTCGGCGACGCGCTGTGCGCGCTCCTGCTCGGCCTCGACCTCGGCGATGTCCTCGCGGACCTGCTTCAGTTCGGCGTCGAGCGCGTCCCAGCGGACCTGCTCGTCATCGTTGAGGGAGCGTTCGCCCGCCTCACTGTCAATGCTGCGGAACTCGGCCTCGATCTCCTCGGCCCGCGCCCGCAGGATGTCGATGTTCTTCATCGACGATCTCCTTTCAGGAGGGTGTTGGTGAGAATCACCGTGCGCCTTTGCGCCGGCGACAATCCCGAGTGGAGTGGCGCAGGGGCCGGGTCCGGGTCGGGGGTGGGCTGATCCGTGCGAACCCCGTCGGGTTCGGTGGTGTCAGCCTCGGCCACGACGACGATGCCGCCGTGGAGGTCTTCGGGTTCGATCGCACGCACGCCTGCGACCAGGGCGCCCGCATAGGCGGGGAAGGTGACCACGGATGTCTCACGCAGTCCGGCCTTCGTACGCACCACCGGCTCGCCAACCTTGATCGGGTCGCCGGGGGCGGGGTCGATCGGGCGGAAGCCGATCGAGAATGAGTCGAGCACGCCTTCGCGCAGCAGCTCCAGCACCTCGTCGCCCTTGGCGGTCTTCGCCACACGGAACGCGCCGAACAGCCCGGCGGCGTCGTCGCGCAACTCCACGGCGCGGCCGATCGGCTCGTCGTGCTGGTGCTGGTACAGGAACTTGACGCCGCGGAAGTCGCCGTTGCGGGCCTCGATGTCACGCTGGAACGCACCCGGCGCGAACATCTCCTCATAGGCGGGGCCACCGTCGGACACCCGCGCCACCGTGTTGTAGGGGACGAGGATGCCGTGCACGGTGCGGCCGCTGCCATCGGATCGGATCTCGATGTCGGCGACGTAGTCGCGGATCAGGTTACTCAC